GGAGTATCGGATAAGTTCCAAGGTAGAGGTGGATTGAGTGATGCATACAATTATGCAATGAAAGACCTTTCAAATGCCATATCTTCTCTTAATGATAAACAAAGAGATAAGATATTCAAACAAGGTGCATGTTTTATGAACCTTGAAGTGATATATCCAACATCAGTTAATGTAATTCCTTACGGCCAGGCGTTACTTGTGTTCCATGGAACGATGGAATATGATATGGATGGTAAGGCGATAGGTGAAAATGGTGAAGCAGCACGAATATTAGCTGGTATGATTAAACAAGTGAACAAAGATGTACAAGATAACTATACAATACAAGGCCCACCTGTTGTAAAATTACCTAAATCACAAGACCTTTCAAAGAAAAGAAGTAAATACTCATCACAAATCTCTAAATTACAAAAAGAGTTTAGATTAAAAGATACAGATGGTGTTGCAAACTACCATCAAGCGTGGTGGGAACAATGGGTTGATAAAAATTCACCATCATCATTAGATAACAAAACCAAAATGGGATTAGTTAAGAGATGGGCATTCATGGATAAGAAGTTTAGATTAGATAACAAGAATATTTCTGATTCTAAAACACTTGAATGGGCTAAAAAAACAGATAAAGATAATCATAAGAAGATATCAAAAGATAATTTGATGAAATTCGAAAAAATCTTCTTAGGATTAGGTGCAGAAGTACTAGAATTTACTTCATCAGCACTTACAGTTAATCCTGATAAAGCAGTTCGTGATATAAAGAAACGAATTGATAAAACAATTAAAGATGTTAAGAAATCAGGTGACCCAAAAAAGATAGAAAAACTTAAATTAGAACTTGGAAGATTAAATTCTATCGGTGGTCAAAAGAAAATCGTACCAAATGAAGGTATTGTGTTTTTATATAATGGGAATACTTTTAAACTTACAGGTACATTTGCATCCGTAAACCAAATCCTTGGTATTTTCTTCTAAAAATTTACGGTTTCTTTAATTTGATATATTTATATATAAAATTATAACCTAATATATAACAATGGGTAAGGACTTCAAAAAGAAATACATGCATCCAACTCGTAGAAAGTTGGTAGATATGGTTCAAACAGGAACCTATGATAAAAATACTACAATTGGATGGACTTCTAAAAAAGAAGATAGAAAAGTAGGTGATGTTTGGGAAGATGAACACCATAGATATGAAAAGAAAGAGGGATATACTCTTAAAACTAACAAAAACTCAGAAACTTTTCAAGAAATAAGAAAATATCTTGAAGATAAATCAAAATGTAAAAATTCTGATTGCAAAACTATAAAGATTACAAAAAAAGATAAGAAGTTTATTGAAAAGGGTGGTTTTTGTATGGACTGTACAGTTGATAGAGAACATCAAATAAGAACTGCGGGTATTTGGGAAGAATACCAAAACTATAAAGTATGGACAAAGATGATTTTCTTTGGTAAAAATAAGATTGAACAATATAAACAATCAATCGATGATTTACGAGAAGAATATCAAATGCATAATGACCAAGGTGAAGTAACTGAAACTTGGAAATTACCAAAACCAATTGATGAGATAAAAGCTGAAATAAATGAACTCATTGAATATGGTGAAATCGAACTCAAAGAGTTAGAAGAAAAAAGGCAAGTAGCCTTTGATAAAATAAAGGAAAAAAATTATGAACATTTTATTTAATTTAGTTTTTAAAAGATGGAAAGAACTCCTTATCCTTCTTTTAGTTGGTGTTATATTCTTAATGAGAGGATGTGGGCCAGATTTAAGCGATAAAGAAATCATCAATGTAGATGGTGAGGATTTTGAATTACTTAAAAAAGAAATAGATACAGTTTTTGTAGAAAAAGAAGTTAAAGTAACAAAGTATGTACCAAAGTATATTACAAAAGAAGTAATTAAAGAAGTTGAAATACCAGTAGATGTAGATTCACTTGCAATTATCAAAGATTACTTCTCAAAAGTAACAGTAAAAGATACATTAAATCTTGCATATGACTTTCCAGAGGTAGTTACCGATTCATTGGGTAACAAACCAAGTGGAGATTTAGGATTTGGTATTCTTACTGATGTTATTTCACAAAACAGAATCGAATCAAGAGAAATTGATTGGTTCTTCAAGATTCCAACTGTTTACAATACTACAATTGTAAAAGAGTTACCGAAAAACGAATTTTATTATGGTTTCGGAGTAGGAGTTGACCAAACCAATGGATTTGGTAACTTAAGTGTTAATGGATTGTTAAAAACTAAGAAGATGAACATCTATGGAGTTAACATAGGTTTATCAAATCAAGCAGGTGAATACAAACCATTCGTTGGAACATCACTATATTGGAAAATAGGAAAAAAATAAATGGCTAAAGCTTCTTTAAAAGAAATTATAAAGTTAGAGTATCAGAAGTGTGCATCAGACCCAATACACTTCATGAAAAAGTATTGTATGATACAACATCCTGTCCGAGGCAAGATACCTTTTCACTTATATCAGTTTCAAGAAAGAACCTTAGATGAATTTAGTAAACATAGATACAATATTATCCTTAAATCAAGACAGACAGGTATATCAACCTTAACTGCTGGATTTGCTTTATGGAAAATGTTATTTAATCAAGATTATAATGTATTAGTTATTGCAACTAAACAAGAGGTTGCCAAGAACCTTGTAACGAAGGTTCGTGTAATGAACCAGTACTTACCCTCATGGTTAAAACAAACAACAGTAGAAGATAATAAGTTATCTCTGAGATACTCGAATGGTTCTCAGATAAAAGCAACATCAGCCGCTGGAGATGCTGGTCGTTCTGAAGCATTATCCCTTTTAGTATTTGATGAGGCGGCCTTTATTGATAAGATTGAAGATATTTGGATATCAGCACAATCTACTTTATCAACTGGTGGAAACGCAATTATCCTTTCAACTCCAAATGGTGTGGGTAATTTCTTTCATAAAACATGGGTTGGTGCAGAAGAAGAGGAAAATGGGTTTAATACAATCAGATTACATTGGACGGTTCATCCTGAAAGAAATCAAGCTTGGAGAGATGAACAAGAAGTGTTATTAGGAGTAAAAGGAGCAGCACAAGAATGTGATTGTGACTTTGTTTCTTCGGGTGATACTGTAATTGAGCCACAATTATTACAATTTTATAAAGAATCATATTGTCAAGAACCAATGGAAAAGACAGGATTTGATGGAAACCTTTGGAAATGGGAATATCCAAACTATAATAAATCATATATGGTTGTTGCCGATGTTGCTCGTGGAGATTCAACAGATTATTCAGCTTGCCATGTAATTGATATAGAAGAAGCAACTCAAGTAGCAGAATACAGAGGTAAATTAGATACAAAAGATTTTGGAAACTTCTTGGTATCACTTGCAACTGATTACAATCAAGCATTGTTGGTAGTTGAGAACGCTAACATAGGTTGGGCTGTAATTCAACAAGTAATTGATAGAGGATATGGAAATTTATTTTACATGAGTAAGGATTTAAAGTATGTAGATGTTGAACATCAAATGTCAAACAAATATAGAGCTCAAGAAAGAAATATGGTAGCTGGGTTTAGTACAACTTCTAAAACTCGACCTTTAATTATATCAAAGTTAGATGATTACTTTAGAGATAAATCAGTAACAGTTCGTTCCACAAGATTAATTGATGAATTATTTACATTTATATGGAGAGGAAATAGAGCAGAAGCTATGGCAGGTTACAATGATGATTTAACAATGTCATTTGCAATAGGACTTTGGGTAAGAGATACTGCACTTAGATTAAAACAAGAAGGAATTGATTTAACTAAACAAGCATTAGGTGGTATTGGAGCACATCAATTAGATATTGCAGGAATGGGATTTGGTGGTAATCAACAATTAGAAGAAAATCCTTGGAAACAAAGAGTTGGTGATAGAGATGAAGATTTAACTTGGTTAATTAAATAATTATATATTTATAATATAAGGAGAAAATATTATGATTTCAATGAAAAACTTACTTAACGAAAACGAAAACTATTGTAGTGAATACTATGTAGAAAACTATCACGATATAAAAGAATTCGTAGAATTCATGGAATCGTACAAGCCTGATATCAATGAAGCAGAATACCAAGGTAGAAAAGTAAAACTTGGTAAACCCACAAGAGGTGATGTAAAAAAATTCAAAGTATATGTTAAAAATCCCCAAGGTAATGTAGTAAAAGTAAACTTTGGTCATAAAGGAAAAGGTGGAGAGAAAACAATGTCAATCAAAAAGAATAATCCTCAAAGGAGAAAATCTTTTAGAGCAAGACACAACTGTGATAATCCTGGCCCAAGACACAAAGCAAGATACTGGTCATGTAGAGCATGGTAAAACAATTTAATAAAGGTTATAATTTAAAATAGGAATAAAATGGCAGATACTTCATTTTTTGGTAGATTAACAAAGCTATTCAGAGCCCAAGCGGTGGTTACCATTGATAAAGATGGTAAAAGAAGAGTAGTTGATACCGATGAAAGACAACAAACGAATCTATCATCTCTAAGAGATAGATATACTAAGATTCAAAAATCTTTCTTCGAACAAGCAGGTGGTGCACAATCAATGGCATACCAACAAGTTCGTAGAGAGGTATTCAGAGATTACGATGCAATGGATAATGACCCAATATTAGCATCAGCTTTAGATATATATGCAGATGAATCAACACTAAAAAATGAATTTGGTGATACTTTAATGATTCATTCAGATAATGAAAAAGTACAAGATTTATTAATAAATTTATTTTATGATATTCTTAACATAGAGTTTAATCTATGGCCTTGGACAAGAAATATGTGTAAGTACGGAGATTTCTTCTTAGGTTTGGAAATCGCTGAAGGTAAAGGTATTGTAAATGTTACTCCTCATTCTGTTTATAATACAGAAAGATTAGAAAGAACAGACCCAACAAATCCAAATTCTGTTAAGTTTAAAATTACGGAAGACCCGAATGGAAAAGAAGAATACGAAAATTGGGAAATTGCTCACTTTAGATTATTAGCAGATACAAACTGGCTACCATATGGAAAATCAATGATTGAAAATGGTAGAAGATTGTGGAAACAATTATCTCTTATGGAAGATGCAATGTTGATTCACAGAATCATGAGAGCACCAGAAAAGAGAGTATTCAAAGTGGATATAGGAAATATCCCTCCAACAGAGGTTGATAACTATATGCAGAGAATCATCAATAAAATGAAGAAAGTTCCTTTTGTTGATAGAAATACTGGTGATTACAACTTAAAGTACAATATGCAAAACCTAACTGAAGATTTCTACTTACCAGTTAGAGGTGGTGATAGTGGTACAAACATTGAAAACCTTGCAGGTTTAGAATATGCTACTATTGAAGATATTGATTACTTAAAAAACAAATTGTTCGCGGCTCTTAAAATTCCAAAAGCTTATTTAGGATACGATGAGAATGTAAATGGTAAAGCAACACTTGCAGCCGAAGATGTTAGATTTGCAAGAACAATTGAAAGAATTCAAAGAACAATGATTTCAGAATTAACAAAAATAGCAATCGTACATTTATATTCACAAGGAATTACTGGTCCTGATATGACTAACTTTACTTTACAATTAGTAAATCCATCATATATTTACGAACAAGAAAAGGTAAACTTGTGGAGTGAAAAAATCAGATTGGCACAAGATGTAATGGGATTAAATATGTTATCAAAAGATTGGATATATGATAACATATTCAGAGTATCTGAAAATGAACAAGATGATGAAAGAACTAAAATTATTGAAGATATAAAAGATAGGTATAGATACAGAATGATTGAAGATGAGGGTAATGACCCTGCATTGGAGGATGAAGAACCAGATGATATTGAAGAATCTTTAGAAGCTCTTAAAAGAGAAATTAAAGATAAAGGTGGTAGACCAAGAGAAGGGGGTACTTATAAAAAGGATAAATCTCCTTTTGGTAGAGACCCACTAGGTGATAAAGAAAGGAAGGGTGCAAGAAAGAACACAACTTCTGAAGAAAAGGCTATAAAAATGATATCAGGTATAGCATCAAAACGAAAGTATTTACACGAAATGAAAGGTATGTTAGATGAAGATAACATACTCGATGAGTAAAAAATTTCCTTTAACTTTAGATTTTTATATTTATATATGGGAATTTTTACTATATCATAATAGGAATAAAATAAGATGAGAAAAATAAAACATTCAAAATTTAAGAATACTGGTTTCCTTTTTGAACTTTTAACTCGACAAGTTACCCTTGAAATTATCAATGGTAGTGAGGAAAAAGCAAAAGGTATAATCAGAGAATTCTATTCAAAAGGCACAGAATTATCTAAGGAACTTAGATTATTTAACCTACTAATAAACGAAAAATATAATACAGAATCAAAAGCTGAAAAGTTTATTGATGTTGTATTAGAAGCACATACTAAAATAGATTATAAATCACTTCAACGAGAAAAATATAATCTTGTAAAAGCTATCAAGGAAAACTTTGAGATTAATAATTTCTTATCTTCCCCAGTCACAAACTATAAAATTTTAGCTTCAATACATAAATTGTTTGAAGGTAAAAAAAATGATATCCTTGATGTAAAAGATGTATTCGATTCAAAACTTACTCTCGTAGAGCATATCTCATCTAATTCCCCAAAATTAAAAGCGAAAGAAGATAGGTTAGTAGAAGAATACAGAAAACAAGAGAAAGATTTAAGATTATTGACATACAAAATCCTTGTTGAAACTTTTAACAAAAAATATACAAACTTAAATGCAGAACAAAAATCACTTTTAAGAGAATATATTAATAATGTTAACAATACTTCAAAGTTCAACGAGTATTTTGAAAAGGAATTAATCAATACTATCACTTCTTTACACGAAATGTATAAAGGAATGAAAGATAAGATTACAAAAATCAAGTTGAAAGAAACTATAAATGTTTTAAAGAAGCAAAAGGTTGGTAAAAAGATTACCGATGAGCAAGTTTCGGCTTTGATGATGTCTTATGAATTGATTAAGGAGATAAATAATGTCAATGGAAAAAAGTCTTAAAGAAATCTTAGATGAAATTCTTGATGAAGTTCAAAAAGAATTAGATGAAGCCACTACAACAGGTAATGTAGATGGTTATCAAACTCCATACGCATTCTCCAAAGGAAATAAGCACAAAAAAAGAAAGAAAAAAATAGCAACACAACTTGGATATTCAGTTGTGGGTAATGATATTGATAATATCAATGAAGCTAAAGTAAAAAGACCAGTAAATCGTTGGTTAGAATTAAAAAACGATGAATCAATGCATCCTCATAAGAAGATGGCAATGGGTCTAAAAGAATTAAAGTATCAATTAAGAGAAGTTGAAAAGTTTTTCAATTGGTATAACAAGATTAAAACGATTAATGAGTTAGATTCTGATAAGTATTGGAAAAGAACAAATAGACATATTTATACTATAAAAGAGAAACTAATCAAAATCGCAAAAACAATACAGGAGATTGAGAAATGAAAATAACTAGAGAACAATTAAAAAATATAGTCAGAGAAACTTTATTAGAAGAATCTGAATACCAAAAGTTTTTCAAAAAGGCATTAGAAAAAGCTGGTAAATCATTACCTTCAATGTCCGATGAAGAAAAGAAAGCATTCTTTAACAAAATCCAAAAAACTTGGAAAGGTAGAGGAAGTAAGAATGAAAGATTTGGAAGAGGAGCACAAGGGCCTACTTTTGGTTCACAAGAAATAGATGAAAAATTAAATTCATCTGAAATTGGTAAAGGTGATAATAAGAAACCATCTAAAGATGCTTCTGATTCATCTAATATAAAGTAAAAAAATGACTAAAAGAGAATTGTATGATATCATCAATGAGGAAATCGTTAACTTTAAAAAAGGAAAAATAAACGAAGAACTCAAAGAATCTGATAAGGATTTAATACGAAAAATTATCAGGCAAGAAGTATCTGCAATCTTTTTTGATTTATTTAAGAAAAGAAAAACTTGGGGAGCGTAATGAACAATTTATTAATAGAAACAAGATTATTCGAGGGTAAAGTAAACGAAGATGATAGTGGAAGAACTATTGTCAAGGGTATTCTACAAAGAGCTGGAGCAGAAAATCAGAATGGTAGAATATATCCAAAGCCTATCCTCATGAGAGAAGCACAAAAATACGAAACACTTATTAAAGAAAGAAGAGCATTAGGTGAGTTAGACCATCCTGATTCTTCTGTAATCAACTTAAA